TTACCCGTCCCGCTAGGACCATAGAAGATATGACAGTGGGACACACGCTTCGGGTCCTGTGCGAAATGGGTTTGGACTGCGTTGATGACTTCGGTATTTCCGAGCATTTCGGCAAACGTCTTCGGACGATATACGTTGTAAAGTGACATATTACAAGTTCCCCAGGGAAATGTTGTGTTTGGTGGTTAAGAGTTTTTCAAGGTCTTCTTTGAGCGAAAGCACTTCGCCCATAGACGGTTCGTGACCCGTGAATGCTTGAAGCATTTTTGCAGCGTAGTCTTCAAGGTCGCCTGCGGTGCTTTGCATTTCTTCAATCTTGTCATTCAGTTCCGCAATTTCGGAGTCCCTATCGTCAATAATGCCTTGGAGGTCTTCAATTTCGGATTCATACCTGGCGACGCATTCATTGAACGCTTCTTCGGCTTCATTGATTTTGTCAATGGTTTCTTCGGAAAGTGCTTCCCGTGCTTCTTTCAGTTTTTCGGAAACTTCGTCCGTGTTGTTATCAATCATAGGTTATTCCTCGGTTTTAGGTGTTTCAAACTTTTCCGTGGGAACACCGAAATTGTTGTGCAGCGTAAGTTCCATAACAGACTTGAACGTAGTGACTTCCGTATGGGTCGGGGTGCGTTCAAGATACTTGTTAAGCAGAATGTAGCAGCACGATTCCACGGACAAATTGTTAATGTGGTCTTCGTAGCCCTGGGCACATTCGTGGACGGCATTGATAGCCCTATCCACAGAAACGACTTCTTCGGGCGGGAGCCTGTCAAGATTATCAAGGGCTTCGGTGACTACCGCTTGAATGTCTTGAAGGGATTTTTTAGCAACTTGAAAATTAGACATAGTTGTGTTCCTTAATTGTTATATAGTCGTATAGTGTCAAATTCCGATATTGCCGTAAATGTAGAACGGACCCGTCAAGTCCCGCAGACGCTTATTGGCGACTTCGCAGTATTCGGGATTCGTTTCAAATCCGATAAATTTGCGGTTTTCCATAACCGCAGCCACGGCTGTCGTCCCGCTGCCCATACAATTATCCAGGATGGTTTCACCAGGGTTCGTATAGGTCCGCACCAGGTATCGGATTAGGTCCACGGGTTTTTCCGTCGGGTGCAGTTTGTTAGCGTGGACGGGGGTAAAACTAATGATAGATACGGGGTGCTTGTCCGTATAGACATTCTGCTGCTTCGCCATAGTGTTCTTGTGTAGCAACCCGCAGGTATTCAAGCCCCCGCCATTTCGCACGGGAGCGTCCCGTAGGGTCTTTTGCGGGTAATACCGCATAGAGTGTCCGTTGTTCGTAAAACAGGCACTAGACTTGCTGAAAACGCTAATCAATTCGTGGATTCTACCGCATTGGTAATTCATTAGTTGGAAATTGCTAGGCTTTTCCTTGTTCCAAATCCAATCATAGCGATACATTTCAACGTTGCTCGCACGTAGCAGGCTGCTGAATGGTTCGGAGCCAAACAGGACGATAGCCCCGTCTTCACGGATAACCCGCTTATACTGCTCCCACAGGGGTTCAAACGGGATAACCGAATCCCACTTGCAGGCGGTGGTCCCGTAGGGCAAATCGCAGATAATACAATCCACGCTGCCATCGGGGATTTCTTTCATACCGACAAGGCAATCCACGTTATAGATTTTGTTCAAATCCACGGCTATACCCCAATGTTCCCGTAAATGTAGAACGGACCCGTCAAGTCACGCAGGCGTTTGTTAGCCTTGTCGTAGTATTCCTTGTCAGTTTCAAACCCGATAAACTTACGCTTTTCCAGGACTGCTGCAACAGCGGTGGTTCCGCTACCCATACAATTATCCAGGATAGTGTCCCCTGGGTTTGAATAGGTGCGGACCAGGTAGCGAATTAACTCAACAGGTTTTTGTGTCGGATGGAAGCGTTGGTCCAGGTCGCTCTTGTATTCCTTGGAATAACTTTGGCAGTGAGGTATCTTCGCACAAACGATACTAATGGGGTATCGGGTCCCGTCTTCTTGTGGGCGGGTCCTGTGCATAGCCCCATAGATATTGTTCCCGATAAACTCATTGTCCTTAAAGGTCTTTCGCTGCGTAAGAAATTCCTTTTTATCCACAAGCCATTTCTGCGGGTTGAACGTGGGCTTGCCCGACTTGGAAAACACAATAATGTTTTCGTGAAGTTTAAGGTGCTTGCTGTCCTTGCTGAAACCCGAAGCGGGCTTGTTTTTCAGCCAACACAATTCTTCCCTAAATTGGGAAATGTTGCTAGTGATTAGCATACTTGTGAACGGCTGCGAACCGAACAGAATAATCGGGGCGGTGTCCTTGCAGATACGGTTGTATTGTTCCCACAGGGGTTCAAACGGGATAACAGAATCCCAGGCACACGAGGTTGTGCCATAGGGTAAATCACAAATGACACAATCTACGGAGCCGTCGGGGATTTCTTTCATTCCGACCAGGCAATCTTCATTGTAAATCCTGTTCAAATCCATATCAATGGGCTTCCTCAAACTTTGCCTGCCAATTTTCGGGCATACCCTCGTCACGCAGGGCACCCACTTCGGTCATTTTAGCCCAGGACCCATCCACGGCAGAAGCGTCGGCTTCAATCACAAGCGGAACGCAAATCCACGGAAATTCCTTGCTGACACGCTTCACGCCATTACCATAGATAATCTTTGCCACCTTGTCTTCTTCGCCTTCCTTGACAAGCGAAATGATAGCGTCGTGAATCTGCCCGATAATGCAGGACTGCAAGCCTTGTGCCTTGAAATCTTTCAAGTCATAGGTAAGGGCTTTCAACAGGATATGGAATGCGGAACCTTGAATGCAGCAGTTCGTAGCCTGCGTGTAGCCCATAGGTCCCAGGCAGCGGAAACCCGTGTAGGACTGCACGTAGCCCATTTTTTGATAACTGTCCCATTCAGTCCTACGCCAAGCGTTGTAAACCTTGAAGCGTTGGTTCCAAAAAATATCGTCGCCCTTTTTGACGTGTGCTTCCCACTTTTCGTAAGTGGTAATCCTGTGGTCCTTTGCCAAATGTTCCTTTGTGTATTTGGGCATATTGTTCCACATATTTCGGGCACACGACTTATAGGACGCACCATAGAACGACGAGAACACGTAGCCCGCCTTAATGGTGGAACGTTCTTCCTTTGTCAGTTCTTCGGGCTTTCGGATATACATATCGCAGGCAGTGTCACGGTGCATATCCGAAGCGGGGTTCTGCAAATAATGTATCATTTGCGGGTCGTGGTGATAACTTGCAGACACCATAACTTCCAGGCTCTTGTAGTCCATTTCCATAAAGCGGTAGCCCTTTGGAGCGACAAACAAGGTTCGCAAGATTTTCTTCATTTCTTTATCCCGCTTCGGGATATTTTGGAAGTTAGGGCTGTCAGCAGAACTACGATAGGTTCGGGGACCCGCATCGGCATCACCGCCCGCACCCGTTGACAGGTTGAAGAACGGGCGAATAAGGTATGCCTGCTTTTCTTCGTCCCACACGGCTTCACGACGGTAGCCGTCCAGGAAGTCCATAATCTTCGCCCAACGTCGCATACCCAGGATAGCCTTACAGAACGGGGTGCCCAACTTTTCCAGGGTGTCGCCCGTTGCGTCTTCTTTACCCGATGGCGGTTTCAATCCGCAAATCTTGTAAAGCACTTCGGCAATCTGTTTGTTAGAGAGCGGGTTGAACGTTTCGCCTGGGTGCTGACGGCACCACTGCTTCGCTTCGTCCGTGTTCTTGACGGCTTCTTCGGATTCCTTGTATTTGGTTTCAAGTTCATTCTGCAAGTCGTTAATCCTACCGTAATCAATCGGCAGACCCTCGGACTGCACACGTGCGAGTGCGTCCATTCCCTGCATAAAGAAGCGGAACGGCTTTTCAAGCCCAATCATTTGTGCGGACTGAATGTCACGCAGGGCAATCGTATAAATGGAGTCAAGACCGCAATAGTAGATAATGTCGCCCTTGGGAACACCCATACCCTTTTTGAGCAGGTTAAAGGCGTTGCAACTCTTGGGGTCTTCCCCGTCCATAAGGGTCGTAATGAAATGGTCAGCCTTGTTGTCGTAGCCGATAACACCCAATTCGCAATAGGTGTGGAACTTCAATCCAACCTTTTGGGAGTTGTCAAGGACGTGGGCACCCAGGCAGGTGTCCCAGGACCAATTATCAATCCAATCGGTTCGGGTGTTATGCAGACCCGCTCTAAACCTGGTCCAACAGGCTTCGTAGTCAGCCTTGTGTGCGACCATACCGATTTTATCGTGGTGCGTGAGTTTATACCAGGCGTTTACCAGGCGTTCGTTGTCCCCGTCCCACCAAATGCCGATAGCGTGGTATTCCCCGTCCTTGCGGTAGCCCACAGACGCAGCCTTGATAGAATGACCCTCACGGTGGGGTTTAAGACCCGTGGTTTCGTAGTCAATCGCAACGTCGTGATAGCCTTCGGGAGCCTTGTCAAGTTGGTCCGTTTCAGCCCATTCAATAATTTCTTCAATCCAATCGGCAGCGGTTTCAGCGTCGCCCGTGGTGCGAACGTCCGTGGGGATTTTCGGCAACGGGGTATCTTTGATTTGATAGGCAAGACGGATATGCTGCGAAAAATACATATACGGGCACTTGTCGTCGTCTTTCTGCCACGTCAAAAATTCGGGGGAGTATGTCGGGCAAATCCAACAATTATAGTGACGGTCGGGAATGCGTTTGCCGTAAAGGTCGGACGGCTTCGTGTTCCCGATACGTCCGCTCATTCGGTCCCAAATGAGAGCCTGGATAGCAGCGGGACCCATAGGAATGATAACGGACGGCTTCAATTCGTTAATGAGCCTATCCAAGCGTTCCTTGCAGCAGTCGGGCTTGGGGTCCTTGCCGTTTTCCTTGTTGCAGGGGCACGGGATAACGTAGCCAATCCAGGCAGATTCCAAAAAGTCCCTGGGCAGTCCACGCTTGCCCTGCAAGTCCCAAAGATAATCATACATCTTGTGCAGGAACACGGTGTCGTGGTCGTTGCCTTCCGTTCCACGGGGGTGGTCGCACAGAATTAAAACCTTGTCCTTACCGTCCCCTGCAAAGGGTAATTCCTTGCCCGATTGGTCCAATCCGCAGGCTAGACAGCCTGTCAGTTTCGGCTTCGCTGACATCGCTTGAATGGCAGCGGGTATCTTGAAAAAGCCCATAAATTCTTATTCCGTAAACGTTAAACTTCTGTAATATAGATATAGCACAAGAGCGTCAAAAAGATAGAAATGCCGAAGCGGTTAAGCCTCGGCATTCCTTTTTAACGAGGACACAACAAACTACTTGGAATTGGTCGCACCCTGGACGAACTGCATAAATTCGCCCGATTGGAAGACAAGGGACAGGGACGGGGGAGCCGTCGGGTCCATATCCATATAGCAAAGCGTGAAGTCCATTACCTTGTTGGACGCTTCAAGCAAGAACGACGTGTTGACCCAAACTTCCATATTTTGCGGGTCTTCTTCAAGAGCAGTTTCCCACGGGATAGTTTCGGACGCTTCGCCACCCATCTTTTCTGCGTAAAGTTCAAGTTCGTCCTTGCGGAACGTCATACGCACCAGGCGGGCGTTCTTCTTGTCAACGCCCGAAGCCAGGATAGCCACACGGGACACGGCTTCGGCAATGTTGTTCGGCAGACGACCCTTGACGATAACCTTTGCATTTTCAAAAGCCTTCGGGAAAGAAGCCAGGGCTTCAAACGGATAGGCGGTGTGGTCCTTACGCTTTGCGGAGAATACGGTGCCGTCAGCATACTTGAGGTGCAGCCAAGCGTCGCTAACGCAGTAGCCCGTCGGGGTGCCGACCTTGAAAGCGTTGTTGAACGTGGTGTCGTCAACCCAAAACGGGACCATACGTTCGGGCAACTTGTTAATGCAGACACGGGTGGAGTCGGTTTCATAGACAGCGGAGCCGTCTTCATAATCGTTCACAGCCACGCCACGGATATTTTCAGCGTTGCCCGAAAGATTACAAATGTTCACAGCGTCAATGAACGCTTCGGGGATAGCCTCATACTTCAAGGAAGCCACGTTAAGGTCACGAATAAGGTTCATAACCTTGGACGAATCTTCCAGGGTCATAGAAGCCTTTGTGCGACCCGCTTTGAGTTTCACCTTGTTATCCACGATTTCAAGCGACACCATAACGTCGGACATACGGGACACAAGGTTGAAGAAGTCCGCACCCTTGACGGAGAACGAAACGTTCTGCGTGTCGCACGGAGCAGACACAGCGATTTCGCTGTTGTAGGAACTGACAGACGCACCTGTGAAAAGAAGAAGGTCGGTGCCGTCAATCACGGTATTGCCCGTTTCAACACCAGGCATTACTTTTTTGAGGGATTCAATGAGTTTTGCTTTTTCAATTTGGATTGCCATTGTAGGTTTCCTTTATGTTGTTGTGTTCACGATTGTTATATAGTCACATAGCGTCAATCACACGCTTTCTTGAATGCTTCCCACCTGTCGTCGTCCACGTCAAAGCCTTCCAGGATAATGGGTGCTGCCTGGTGTGCGTAGGGGATGGCACGGATAGTATTGTATTCAAAAAATTCTTCTGCGTCACGCAGTTTCAATTCCCGCAGCAGGTCGGGGTTTTTAAGTTCTTCTTCGGTGTGTTCGTCCCTGTGCAGTTCCGCAATATCCTTGTCGTCGTAGGTGTCAGCGATACACTTGATACACAGGTTGCGTTCATAGACCGCTACCGTCACGGGCACGTCCTCCGTGAAATCCCGATTGAACAGGAACGTGCGGTAATCGTCAAGAGCGACCCACTCTTTGATTAGGGCAATCGTAAGAACGTCGGTGGTTGCCCTGGCGATACTGAAAACCTTGCAGTCGGACGTGAAGTTGTGAGCGTCTAGCCATTTTTCAAGGTCTGCAAGGGTGTAGTCCTTTTCAATGGTCCTGTTGATTTCCATTGTCCCGACCATAGCCTTTTCAAGCCCGTGCAGAATGCAAATGTTGTCGCCCTCAAATTCGTCACGGCAGGTCGCTTCGTCAAAGCGTTCCTTTACGATAGGACCGCTATCGTCAAGATTGTAGGTTGTGTTTTGGTCTAGCATAAATTTACCCTTCCCCGTAAACACGGGCATATAATATGTTTGCGATAGTGTTAAGTTTAGCCGTGCGTTCCTCGTCGCTAGGGAACGAACCTAGCCACCCGTCATCATAGGAATGCTCATAGATAGTGTCCCCGTTCCAATCGGGGGCACTTACTTGTAGCGTCCCCCAACGCAGACGGATATAGGCTACCTGGTTCCCTTTGAAATCAAACACTTCATATTGTTCGGGACACGCCCCGCAAGTTTCTCTAAAATCAAATCCGTTAATAATCATAGGTCAGTCCTTTACCTACGGGAGCGTCCACGGCTCCCTGTTCTTCTACCCGACCGTTTGGCGGGCATATTGTTTTCGTCGTCTTCGCTGCCGTCCCATTGTTCTTCCTGGCTCATATCCACACGGGACAACAATTCGCATTCCATATAAGGTCTGCCGATTGCAAGACAGGTTGTGCAGACAACAGAATCCTGGACGGGGGCACCATCACGGGTGGTGTTGCAGGCTAGTCGGGTAATGCCACGCTTCTTTTCCGCAGGCGTATGGTTAATCGTAATCATCTTCGTCACGTGGGCGACCTTACGAATATCTTCGGACACCTGGTTTTCGGCTGCGTCCTGCTCGCCACCGACGGTTGCACGACCCGTCTGCGACACGGTAGCAACCATACATTTGCGGGTGCTTGCAAGACCACGTAGGGCTTTCCAACAGCGGTTAATCTTTTCACGTTCGTCGCTGCCAGGTCCAAGGTCCATAATGTCGGCATAGTCAACGCAAATTACTTCGGGTGCCCACCCGCTGTAAACTTCCATATCTTTCAGTTCGGCTTCAAGACCCTTTACAGACAGGGTTCCCGTCGGGAACGTTCGCAGTTCAAACTTGTCGTTGCGGGTAATCTTGCGGAATGCCCTTTGAGCCTTTTCAATACCCTCCAGGCTTGCGTCCACTCTATGCGACGGCTCGCTAACGTCTGCAAGTTGAGCGTTGCCCTCGTCGTCATAGACCATAACGGGGTAATGCAGTTCTTCGCCATAGCGGGACGAACCCGTAAGCATTTGCCAAAAACGACGGACAACCTGCTTTTCGGACATTTCCAGGGACACGTAAAGGACGTGCTTACCCTGCAAAGCAGCCTGGACCGCAATAGTCATAAGCCACCAGGTTTTACCGCTTTTCGGGGGACCGATAACGGCAACGAAATCTTCCTGGATAAACGGACCGATTACGCTACCCAGGACACCAGGCATTGTGAAGATTTCTTCTTCGTCGTTCTCAAATGCGTTGGCAATAATGGAAGCGTCCCTAAACAGGTTCACTACCTGTGCCTGTCGCACGTCGGGTTTCGTAAAGTCCGCAATAGCGTGATACCCGCTAGACACATCACCGCTTTGGACGGAGCGGTTCAACTTTTCGGTAAGCAGGGCGAGCGAACGTTTTTGGAAATACTTGATAGCGTTGTCGGTAGCCAGGGATTCGTTTGTCGGCATCCATTCGTCGGACGCAGTGTCAAGGAACGCCTTGACCATATCCCCGTCGGCTTCTTTCAGTTCCGACACCCTATTTGCATAAATATCGCTAATTGCTTCTTTGGGGGCTTCGCCATAGCGGTCATAGAAAGTCAAGACCCACGACGAAACAATTTTACCCATATTGCTTTCAAACAGGATTGGGTCGCACGACTTTCGGCATTTAGCCAAAAGGGGCGTGGACATAATCATATTTGCCAAAAGCCTACGTTCTTCACTAATATCTACTTTTACACGTTGGAGCATTAAAACTTATCCTCGTTAGATATATAGTCGGTTAGCGACCAAACCTGGCACCCCTGCGTTCCAAGAGTTCCGTAAGCAAGTCAGTCGTAGCGGTTTCCTTGCCGTCCAACACGCCATCAAGCATTTTCGCCCTAGCGTCCAGGACTTCAATAGCGTCCATATCCACCGTTCCAGGTGCTACAAGATAGTAAGAAGTGACCGACGTTTTCTGCCCGCTGCGGTGCAGGCGGTCTTCTGCCTGCCTATGATAGTTCGGGGTGTGCGAAAATTCGGCAAAAGCCACGTCGGAGCAGACTTCCTGGAAGCCGTCAATACCGACACCGCCCGCCTGGATATTGGCGACGATTACACGGCATTTCGGGTCTTCAATGAACTTCTTACGGGCTTCTTCACGTTCGTTCGTAGTCATACCACCATAGATAATGGCAGGGTGGTATTCTTTGAGCGTATCGTAAAGGACTTCCACGACGGAGCGGTGCCAAGCGAAAAGCAGCAACTTCTTACCCGATTCCAGGAAGTCTTCAATCCACAACAACATAGACTTTTCTTTGAGAGCGTAGGCGGTTCGGAGCAGGTGGGCAACCTTGTTTCTTGCACTTTCCTTTTCGCCCTTGACGGTATCTTCGGAGAATGTGGAGCGTTCTTCTTCGTAGTAATCGTCCAAGCCCGCAGCGTCCACTTCAAGCGGGACCACTTCCATAACTTTCGGGGGCAGGTCCTTCATAACTTCGCTCTTTGTTCTGCGGAGCATACAATTAACTAGCAGTTCGTGAAGTTCTTCCACGTTGGACGCACCATTGTATTTCGTGCCGTAAGCGTCCTGCTGCGGGTCGCAGTAGCGGTTCCTATACACGTAGTAGTTCTTGAACTTGGACGGCTCAACTATAGAAAGCAGGGTCCAAAACTGCAACGGCTTTGACATAGCGGGGGTTCCGCTCATACCGATAACGTGCGGGATAATTTCGGAGAGTTCCTTGAATGCAGCAGCCCTTTGGGATTCGGGGTTGCCGATAGCCTGCACTTCGTCGCCTACAAGCAGACGGAACCCGACCTTTGCGAGTTCGTCCTTCCAATCCGCTAGAATATCCCAATTTATGATATAACTCTTGTCACGGGTCAGCCTGTAAGGTTTACGACCGCCCAACACGTCCACGTCGGGGTAATGCTTCTTTGTGGCTCCGACCCATTTGCGATAGGCACCCTGCCATTGAAGTTTGGTCGGGGCGTTCACGACGTAAAGTGCGGGATAGGCATTCGCATAGACCATCCAGGACAAGGCTTCCACCGTCTTACCGCAGTTATGAACGATAACGTGGTTTGCAACAAAGTTCCCGTAATTCAGCACCTTTACGTCGTAAGTCATTCGCATTCCTGCGGACGTGATAGACACGACACGTTCCATAGAGGTCCTGCCGTTCTTCTCAACTTCAATGTAGGCGTTCAAGGTATCTTTGAGTTCGGTCCACCCGTTGTCAGTAAGAACCTTGTGGTCGGACGTGGCAATAAGGTAGGTGTCGTCTTCAAGGGTTGCGTGGACACAACGCTTGATACCGCTTTGGATAACGTCAACGACTTCGCCATAGGGCATATCATACATATAGTCGGGGCAGTAGCAAAGAATACTCCAATCGGCTGTTTCCTTGCTCTTGGAAAATTCCCGATACAAGGTTTCCAGGCTGATTTTGCGGTCCTTGCCGTCCTTACGGACTTGCACCGTCATATCGCCACAGACACAGCCCATTTCGTCACCGAGGGCAAGCCTGCCGTGACGGATTTGGGCGAACTTCAAGAAATCAATTTGGTATGGACGCAGCCCAGGAATAAGGGTGCCTTCGGGGTCCAACTTCGTAGCGTCAATTTTCGCTTTTTGCTTGATACGGGGGTCTTCCCGCTTTTCGTTTGGGTCCTTTTCTTTCGGGGGGTCTTTCCAACCCGACGCTTCCATCCAGGTCTTCGTTTCACCCGTCCAGGGAACTTCCCACTTTTTCGTGGCAGCATTGTAAGAACGTTCGGGGAGTTTTCGGACGGCTTCAAGAATGGCTTTCCAGGCATCCTTGTTATGTGTAAACCAGGTAAGGGCTACAACCGTCTTGTCAACCTTTGTAAATTCAGCAACGTATTTAACGCCTGCAATCGGCTCAATGGGCGTAGGGGCACGACCCATTCTGTTCATCATACCCATAAGGTCATAACTCATACTCAACCATTCCTATAATCGGGGATTGTCACATTTCGGTTCGTCTTGCACCACTGCACGAAACGGAACCACCTGTCGCTGCCAGGGTAGATAAAGGACACGGGAAGCACCTTGCCATTTGCAGAAGCGTTCCATTCCTTGACAAGCGTCACAGCCATACCAACGTCGGCTAGACGGACCCTGTTATCCACGACAGACATAAGCATATCACGATTGGCATAATACCAATCCACGAATTTTTTAACGCCATTCCAATAGTTCGCCATAGAAGACGACGGCATACCCCGCAGGTATTCCGAATCCTTTATGGCGAGTTCCGCAGCATTGATAGCCAACTTCGGGAGCGACGATTTAATGGCGGTGTCCTTGTTCATTTCCCAAAGCACTTCGCAAAACGGACTCCATTCAGTGCCCGCCTTTGTCTGCGAGCAGATAAAGGACGCAAGCGACTTGCGGGGTATCTTTCCGTTTTCCAGGGGCGGGAACCAATACCCGCTAGTCCTGTGGGCGTTTTCCACATAGTCCAGGCATTTTTCAATGGTGTCTATCGCAGACGGAATGTCGGTAAACCTGCCCTTTAATAGAGCGGGACCGCCACCCTTTTGTTCCGTCTTCGCCATCCACTTCTTGTCCCACTTATGCGAATCCACAAAGAAACCCGTTGCAAGCCAAACGACTTCACGGCAGGTAGTTTCCCATACCTTGCTGTTCAACTTCGTAGCGGATAGGAACGAATAGGACTGCGTGAGTTCGTGAAGCCTGCTCAAATCGGCATCGGACATACTATCCTTGTGGGCGACCAGGTGCAGATTGAAGCCACGCTTGGGTTCTTCCACCTTGGGCTTCGGTGAGGGCTTCGGGCGGTTCTCACGCACGGTTGCGTGGGTGCGGACGACAGGCAAACGCCTGGGAGCAGCGAACTGCTCCGTGAACAGGTCTTGGGTTTCCAAGCGGATTTCAAGCAGGTCCTTACCACGAACGACGACACGGGCAGATACGCCCACGTCTTTCAGCCATTCGTTCAACTTGGGTAAAAGGGTGTTAGCGTTGTCAGCCATTATACACCCTTTGCGGATTTCCATTTCTGCAACATTTGTTCAAACTTGTCCTGGGGAATAGGACAGGTTTTTAGGAAAATGTCGCCCAATTTCTTTCGGGACAGGTCCGCTTCTGTAAGCGTAGAAGCCATAGGCAGCATTTTACCACGATACAGCGGGTCAAACCACACAGCGGACGGCTTCCACTTGCGACGCTGCATTTCACGAATAACCTTGCCGTGATACCAAATCAAGGACCCCCACGGGAGAGCGTAGAACCAGGTCCTCACGTTAGTCGGGCTACGCCATTGTGAAGAACGGATTTTACAAATATCCCTGTGCAGGGCGGTAAGCAGTCTGTCGGGAAGTTCGGGTAAAAGGTTGGGGTGCCAAAGTTGCATTATGCGTCCTTGTCTTTTATTTCTTTAATTTTACAAACCAGGGCATTCAACGTTTCGCATTCGTCAAAGGCTCCGTCGGGAACAGGAATGCCAAAATCGGATTCAACATCGTATTCCAGGAAGAACCTGTCAACGTCGTCATAGCAACAAACGTCGGCAAGTTTTTCGGAGGCTTCAATGCACTCACGGGTAATGGAAAAGCGGTTTTCAAGCCAATCAATTACCCAGGTTCTAATGTCGGTCGTGTTCGTTATGTCTTTCATAGCCACTAATACATATATAGCAACATACTGCCAAAATTGCACTAATGGTTGGCTTCGGGTTTCTTGACACCTTCCAGGAGCCAATACGTCCCGTAGCGTTTGCCCGTTCGGGGGTCCTTGTCGGTCTTGCAGTCAATCTTCAAGCCCAACTTCTTCAAATTGAAAATTTGGGCACTCAAACGGAAGCATCCGAACATTTCCAGGGCTTCAAGCGGTGTAATCGTGTGCCCTTCTTCAAGCCATTCCTTGATAGCCAACATCTGCGTTTTCTTCGCAGCCTTGTCAATCTGCCAGGACGGTTGCACCCCGTTCGGGTCCGTGTTCTTGACCTGCAAGTTGAGCAGCAGGGCATCGGGCGTAATCGGGGTCCAATCCTTAACTACAAGGTCGGACTTGCCCTTGAACTTGATATAGATTTTCTTGGGGAACTTCCCCCCGTAGGCTTCCAAGATTTCCTGCGGGACGATAATCGGTTCTGTCATTGTGTTATCCTCGGTTTTAGGGTTATTATACCATAGGCATAAACAGGGTGGTCGCCCTGCTGTCTTTCCACACCGTCGGGTGCGTGACGTTCCCCGTAGCCTTGAAAGTCACGGGGGAATTGTCGTCAAAGCGTTCCATTAGTTCAAGCAACTTCAAGGCATCCATTTTGATACCCTTATTGTCTTCAAAAACGTAATCCTGCGGGACTTCCTGCACACCCAGGTATTCGGGACCATAGGTCAGCATTACGGGGCAGTAGCCCTTGGAAGTATGCGGGACAATCATAGAAAGTCGGTTCAATTCTTCACGGAGCGTCTTCACGTTCACTTTGAGAACCTGGGTAAATCCGTCTGTATCTACAAGTTTGTGGAAGTCGGGATAGGTCCCGCCCACGAACGGACCATAGACGGAAAACTGCTTGCTTTCAAATCGGTAGTGCCCTGTATGGAGCATAAGCCTGCTGTCAGTCCCGAACAGGGTCATAGCCTTAAACGCCCTGCACGGCAACGCACGACGGAACGTCGGTTCTTCAATGAACTTCGTGAAGATTAAGGCGTGGCGGTCGGTCGCAGCAAAGCCAAACGTAAGGTCGTTTTCTTCAAACAGAATGCTGTTCAAGGCGGTATATTGAGCGTCTTCAATGCACAGGGGCGAAACGTATTTATGGATAAACTGTGTGTCACGTTCCGACAGGTCAACCCAACCCTCGTCTGTGTCAATCGGGATAATGAGCGACGGGCAGTCAGCACCAGGAACGCCCGCAAGTTTTCCGCAGGTCACGCAGTTGTCCTTGAACACCAGGGCGGTGCCCTCACGTTCTACCAGGAACACACCGCTGCTGCGGGGTGCCTTGGAGAGCATATTTTCCAGGGAGCCATATTCCACAGCCAGGTCAATTTCCCCGCTCCCACGTGCTTCTTTCAAGGACAATTCGGCATAGCAGTTGGTGTCGGACACACGGATAAACCCATCCCCGTTCTTGTAGTAAATACGGACGAACTTCAAGATAGGGATTGCCGTCTTCTTCGGGACAATGCAGTTCACAGCAGACACGAAACGTGCGAGCAAGTCACGGGAAATGCTAAACGACGCTTCGGCAGTTTTGGATTTTAGAGCAAGATTAAAAGCCATAATTACACCATTCCTAGTTCTTTCATAACGCTACGGGCTTCGTCGGGAGTAAGGTCGCCAGGGTCCCTGGGATTGCCCTTTGCGTCATAACCAAATTCGGCAGCACATACTTCAACACTGCACCCGCAGGCTGAAATATCCCTGGCATATTCACGGGCGTGTTCCTGGGCTTCGGGTTCGGGGTCAAACAGGAAGATTACTTCTTTCCACATAGATATAAGGTTGACCTGCTCACGGGTAAGCGAAGTCCCGAACGTTGCGACGGAACCTGGACCCATACGCCATTGGTCAAACACGCCTTCCACGACCACGATTCGGTCCTTGTTTCGGGCTAGTTCCGCACCATACAAAAGGTGCTTGTGGTGGACCACCGCCTTGTCCACGGGGCAGCACTTGTAGCGTAGTTCCTGTTGCTGCGTGTAGTCACGACCCTGGAACGTGCAAAGGTTCCCCCATACGTCATAAATGGGGATTATGACACGATAGCGAAAATCAATGCCCTGCCAATAGCCCACGTCGGTGGTGCCTAATAGCCCGTGATAAAATTCAAGTTCTTCGGGGTCAAACTTTCGGACTTCGCTCAAATAGCGTCGGTGGCATTCTTTAAGCGGTTCCCCTGGAAGCGTGATACTCTTTACGTTAGACTTGTGAGTTTGTTCCGCTTGCAGAAACGGATTGACACCCTTTGAATACTTCTGTATTAGTTGCCGTGCGGTGTCCATAGGGATATGGGCAGCGAGCGACACCGCCTTTACGGGGTGCCCGCCTTTACAACGCCAACATTGGTAGTTTCCCTTGCTAATGGAAAACCCACCGTGATTGCTGTGGTCGTCGCAGAACGGGCACTGAATGTTAATGTTCCCAGGGGCGACGTTCTTACCGCTGTCCCAACAGGGCACATTCAAGTCAGTAAATAGTTGCTTCCAATCTACCACTAGACATCTACCTTAATGCTGTCAAGATACTGCTGAATGATAGCGTGAACACGCTGACGGGAAACGCCTTCCTGGACGGCAATCTGCGAATAGGACATACCGCTGTTATGCAGTTCCCAATACTTCTTGCCACGCAGGTCACGGTCTTCGGTAATCTTGCCCTTTACGGGACGGAAGCCCCTGTGCAGGTGGGCACGGGCAAAGTAGGCACATTGGGCGTAGGTCTTGCCCTTCGGGATTTTGTTGTTCTTGACGGCTTCAATCTGCTTGTCCGTCCAATTCTTGTAGGGGGTAATCATATAACACCTCTCATTTATAAAAAAGTTCGTTAATCATTGTTATGGCATACAGGGCGAATACGGATATTGCTATCATCGTGATTAAGATACACACGACGACAAAAGATATGGTCCCTAACGCCCGAAGCCCTCGCCAAAACATTCGTCAATACCTATATAGCAACAATCCTTCTATTCTTCGTCTTCACGCAGCAATTCAAGCGTTGCCGTGGTTGTAGGTGGCTGCATAGCGATAAATGCCTGTGCCTTGGATTCCGTGGAAAACAGGCGATACTTCGGCTTGTATGCAGGGTTCACGAAAGTGCAAATAACCAAAAACTTAATCACTGCAATTCCCTCCCGCAAATGGGACAGAACAAGATACTACCACTAGAAATCTGCAAGTCTTCGTTGAGGGGCGACGCTTTAAGGACGTAGCCCTTTTCGCTTTCACGGACTACCTGGAACGTGCTGTAGTCCCCGAAGTCTTCGCCCCCGATACCCACTTCAAGCAGACCGCAGTTGCAGTGCGGGCACTTGTTTGGTATCATAGCCTTTGCCTTGTCGGTCAGTTTCAGCCCCAGGGGATTGCTTCCTGCGTCAACCCTGGCACGATAGTTCCGCTCAATCTGCATAGCGTCGTTCGCAAGGTCAAACAGGTGCGAATGGATTACCTGGAAACTTAAAAAGCAAGTTTGGACCACTTTAAGTTTTTCGGCATATTCGGGGTGTGCTGCAATAAGGTCATCAAGGAACTTGCTACACTCCAATCTGTCAGCCTGCTTTATGACGGGCTTCATACTCTTTGCGTAGTCGTGGAAGTCCTTGAAGTTCATTCTTCCCCCACTTCGTCAAACAGCACGGAATTGAACGGGTGGTCTATGCCCTTGATATAAACGTGGGAATACCAATCATAGACTTCCACACGTTCCAGGTCATAGATTTCGCCAACGGTCAGTTCGTGCTTGTCGTCGCCCCAATAGCCCGAATTTCGGTCGTTGCGGATGCACTTGACTTTTCGGGGGTTCGGATTGTCAATGTCAAGGTTGCTAAAGATTACAGAATTTTCAGCCATTGTCAGCCTCCTTGGGTCGGGACGCTCCGAATGCGGGTGGAACGTCTATGGAAATATGCGTGAGTTTCACGACTTTCATTACCTGGTCAAAGTCTTCTTCAAGTTCACCGCACAGCGTAAACTTGGGGGCATATCCCCCTTGAATAAGCGTCTTGAGGATTTGCCCGAATCTGTATTGGTGCGAATCCACGTCAATTTGGGCGACAAGCCCGTGAACAGGGTCCAAATTGATAGCAGCCACTTCGCCAACTTTTCGGGGAACGTCCCCGTTGACGGACGGGCTGTGTTCTTCGTTTTCCGTGCCCATAGACGCAGGACGGAACTTTGCGGGTAAACTCATAAACCTGTGAATTTCACTTTCAGCAATCCGATACCTACGACCATTATGCTCAAAGTTCACAGGAACGTCAATGCGAATAACGTTTCGTAACGACGGGGTTTCGTGCGGTTCTTCTTCTGCACGGACTTCTTCAAAGTCCCGCTGCGACTGCATTAGGTAATTCAAGCAGGACGTAAATTCCTTTGCAGCCTTGACCCAATCTTCATTTTCAAGGGTTTCGCCCGCAGCGAACTTGTCAGCGTTCATTCTAATGGTGTCGGCAACGAAATACAGGCGGTTCTTGATTTCTTCACGATTCATAGAAACCTCCTACATAGGGAACAGGACCGTATCTACAAATCCGTTGAAAGCGTAGGCACCCAAAAGGACAATCGCACCTGCGATGCCCTGTGCCCAATACTTGACCTTTTCCATACGTGCCTGGTGGCGGTTGTATGTGGTCCAGGAAGAATAGCCGTTCGGAACGTATTCGTTAATAGAGAAATTGTTGTTCATAGTGATTGCCCTCGTGATTAAACCTTTTCGTGTTCCATAAAGTAGATTTCCGATTCCACCTTTTCCATATAGGTGTCCGTGACGGTTCCGACACCCACGCTATCTACACCCTTGAATGCTTCTTCAAGAGCAGCCTTGCAAGCGTCAGCCTTTTCCTTGGAATTGAAGCCGTAAACAGCATCGTAGCGACTGAAACCGCCAAATGTCATTTTCGTATCTGCGAACTTCTTTGCGATACGTCCGACCTTGGAAGCGTTATTGATATTGTAGCGAACGTCCAGGGAGAACGGGCAGTTCTTTACGGTTTGGTAGTCGGTCTTAATCATTGGGATTATCCTCGCTTGTGGTGGTTGTCTTTCTTTTACACCTATAATATAACAAAATACCTGCTGATTGTCAACAGGTATTGTTAAAAATAGTATGTTAAATTTAGTTTACACTACGACAAAATCACGGGGCTTGTTCCGTATCGGGAAGTCGTGTTCACGTATCAAGTCAACATAGGTCTGCAAGGATTCCCGATAGTCCTGGTGTTGGTCGGAGTCGCCACCCACGCTGCCGTTAAGCAGCGTTTCGTTCGTCATAGCCACACGGAAATGCAGGTGTTCGCATTCAAGCCCAAGGAATTGGTCTTCGCTGCCCCATCGTGTAAATCGGGGTTCAAACAGAAAGCCGTGGTTGTATGCCATAATGTCCTGGATAGCACCCACACGCATACAGAACCCGCAGGAATAGAACGGGTTGCAAAGGGTCCCCGTATCTACCAACGTGGCACCGCTCAACGGGACGAAAATCTTTTGGTGTCTTGCGTCCCGTTCACAGGAATATAGCATACAATCAATATGGTTTTCCTGCATAATCTTTTGGACCTTTTCGGGGTTGTAGTCCGTCGGGTAGCGGTCCCCGTCAAAGAACTCAACGTAGTCGTCGTAATTCGGGGAGAACGTCTGTAATACGAACTGCAAGCCCGTGTTCCTGTTCATACCCCTATGACCTGCCGACGGCATAAGGACGTAGCGACAGCCCAGGGCTTCGCATTCCTTAATGTCTTCGGCTGTCGGAGCGTCAAACACGAATACGGTGTGTTCGTCGTGCGGGAACTTTCGGATATTTTCCGTTTGGTGGTGGGACAAGATTACACGATAGAGCATAGGCTAGTATTCCATAACGAACACGGAACCCTTCAAGTATGTAAATGTTAATTTGGCTCTTGCCAATATACGCACCTGTTCATTATTGAACGGGGAAGACGACGGACCTGCATTATGGGGCTGACCCATATTGTAGAAGATAGGCTTAATATGGTTATCATCCGACCTAGTTTCTTCGCCCCAACGCCTCATATAAGTTCCGCTATTTCCCGAATAATTCACAAAATAAATATCGGGTCGGACACCCAAAGAATCACAATCCAATGTAGGTGCGTTAATATGCTGCGACACAGGTGAAGCCTGCACACCGTATGCCTTTGATGGGGTCCCAATAGTATAAGAATCTGCACCTGGCAATTTAACGCAATACAGGTTGATTTCATAGACAACCCCTTCTACCAGGCTCCCAATGTCTATATATAACGTCTGTCGGGGATTGACATACCAATTAACGGGTGCTTCCTGTCCGCTATACCCGTCTTCATAATTACTAATGGCATACCAAAAGAACCAATCCAGGGTAGATACAAGACCTTTTTCAAAAGAAAATCCAGGATAACCGCTATACCAATCGGGACAAGAAGATTCACCGCCCGAAGCGTATCTTGCCATATCCTGCTTTGGGGATAGAAACGCAGAAAAACCTGGTTTCACAATAGACAGGGTGTCTATGCTGTTAGAATCACCGATAATATAGCGGTGGGTAGTAATTACGCCACGGGTGTCAAAGTCCACCAACGCAGCCCTGCCACCGCCACCACCGCCACCAACACCCGTATTTTCTTTTGTGATAGTGCCGTCTTTGTGAATAATAATCTTCCTGCCCTCGGACGCATTACTAAACGTTGTATCATAAGAACTGCCGTGGTCCCTATGATATACCGACGTAGATTGATGGTGTCTTACAAAAAGAGAAGCACGGGTGCCTAGACGGTAGGATTCCGCAAACCTTTCATACAAGCCATATTGAACCGTGTCCGCTTCGTCTATACTATATCCAAGGTCGTTACTACAACCACCGCCCATCCAATCGGCTACGAACAGGTCGGGGTTTTGGGTGTCGCTTGACAGCACGTCAGCAAATCCGTAACCGCTCAACTGCTCCTGCGTAATAATTTTTATAGTGCCATTTCGGAATACGTTAATAGGCGAACTACCTGTGGTCTTGTAAGCACCGATACGGATAACGCCATTGTTTTGAACATAGCCGACTGTCAAGGGTGCCCTGGGGGTGCTATGGAAATTCACACCACCCGTGATATTCGCCTTATACGGATATTCCGAATAGACATTCACGGCACCGTCTGTTTTAAGGACAGAGTATTGACCGTTGTCCAAAAAATCCGAAATGTCCAAAATGCCATTTGAAGTAGTCACAAAGGCATACGTGAAATCATACACAACATTATCGGGTGTTTTCGCAGCGATAAACACGCTTACAGGGGCTTTCGCCAAGATAGCGTAGGTGTCATTTTTCGTCCCATCGGAATTGCTGTTAAGCAGAACACCAATACCGATTGTAGTGTCCCCAGGGTTCTGTTCCATATACTTGTCAAGCATTTCCTGGGTAATGACAAAATCATAATGAATAGATTCTGCCAACCTGTTAGCGTTAATGGGCTTGAAAATGTCGTTTGCCCGATAGTCGGTATGGATTTCCTGGTTCGGATTATTCTTCATAAAGGCAACCTCTTTTCAGTAAAAATAACTTTTTATCGCTACAATGCTTCGGTCGCAGCGATAATTTTAGCCCTAAAATCGTAAACGGAGTTCACGAACTTTTCAATCTTGTCGGAATAATCCTTGAAGATTTCAAATCGGAACGGGGAATACTGCCCGTTGTTTTCGGGCAACTGCCCAATGAACTTCGGGGTTGAAATATGGAACTCCGACAGGTCGTTCTGCAAGTTCTTCAAGCGTTCCCCGTTATCACCGCACAGACCCGCAAGATTGTAAGCCAAAAGATACAATTCGTGGATAATATCCATCAGCGACCACTTTTCGGGGTCCACGTATTTGGCACACTTCGGTATCGGATTACGCATAGTTATGTAATGGTATTCGTCCCCGCTAGGGCTTACAGCGTCAACGGACAAGAACGAACCCAGGCTAGGGCTATCCGACAACTTGGAAACAGATATGCTTTCGCAGGGGAAGACATAGAACGTGTAAGAGTCCTTGGAGCCGTAGGATTTCGTCGTGCTTTCCAACGATTCGTGGATAATCGCCATTTGCATAGAACGGGTCTGCGACACATAACTAGAATGGTAATACACGATATGCCCAGGGTTGGCACGTTCGTAATACAGGCTAGACCCCGACTTGACCTTTGCGTATTTGGCTGCAAATTCCAGGTAGGGCATTTCCTTGTAGTGCCAGGACTGCATAGAGAGCAATTCGCCATAGACACCAAAGCACGGGAACTTTGTTTCACGCCCGTGGTCTATGGAATACCCGATAATGTCTGCGAGTTCTTCGTTTACGCTAGTAGCCGATTCGTTAAACGAGCGGTAGTAGGTCACAAACGTCAAAGGTGCCTGGGCTTCTTCGGCAGAAGCGGGAACCTTGCCATCGGGGAAGAAAATGTTGCCCAGGTAAATGCTTTCATTCTGCACCAGGACCTTTGCAAGATTAAGTTGAGCGGACTTGTGCTTGTAAAGGGATTCGGACACAGGACCCAAGTCTTTCGGCTGTGCATTCGCAGCGTCCACGCCCATATACTGCTCAATCAAGATAGCGTCGTCATTAACAGCGTCCCCGCCCTGGTAGCCGACCGTCATACCCGTATCGTTCTTCAAGGGCGTTGCGACATTTAAGCCTGCCGTGACATTCTTCATAGTGGCAAGAATATACCCTGCCACGCAGTTCAACTCAATGCTGCGGTTTCGGACCTGGTAATTCGTAGAATCGTTGGACGGGAACATAACAAATCCAACGTCGTCAACGGAATAAGCCACATTCACGGTATCGCCCTCGGCAACGGACTGACCGCCCGAAGACGTTTGAATTACCTGCCCCTTCTTCTTGTTTACCTTATAAGCGACAAACGGGACACCATAATTACGGTTCAAATCGTCGCTCACGCCATTTGTAGGGTTAAAGGACGGAGCAGCCATATACACTTCGTCTTCGCTCAAACTGCCGTCCCTACCGCTAATGGTGTGGGCTGCTTCCCCGAACGCTGCCATAACAGCGTCATACATTTTTTCAAACGGGTCTTCGCCAGGTTCAACGGGATTGTTGGTTGCAAACTCAATTACCATTTGTCGCCAAACGGTAGTCATTTGGTTTTCAACAATGCTCGCCAAACCGCTATCCAAACGCCAACGTTCGTAATTGCCCTTGGGGTGGACATTGGTAGCGTCCTGCTGCAACACCCAAAATGCAGTAATGGTGGACGGTTCTACGCCAAAAGCCTGGAAACCCTCCAGGACATAGTTGAGTATCAAGTTATAGGCAGATTCATAAAGTTGCTGCCATTCGTCCATTAAAGCCACGAACTTTTCAGTGAAAATCGGGGCAAAGATTTCTGTCACGCTAGGCTTGTCGCTGTCCCCGTCCGACACGTCCACGTTAGTGCCGTTGAGCGACATTTTGTCCGTGTCAAGTTGTGCGAACGTGTGACCCACACGCAGGGGCTTTGCGGTGCCTTCGCCATACGGACGACGGGGATAGAAAGCGTTTATGGCAGGGAGCCATTCGTTAGTGTAGGAACTGCCCCAATACTGCAACGCACGTTCAAGCATATACATCGTATTGGGCAGGTAATACGGGGTCCCGTTAAGATACCAGGTGTCGGGGTTTTGATAGTCAAACTTGCCCACATACGACGCTTGCCGTGTGACCATAATAGGGTCGGGAATAGGCAGCGGGAGCGGTGTAAACCCTTTTCCTGGGGGATTGTTGTAAAGCGTTATCTTGTGTTCCGTCCCGTTGCTTTCGGACGGGATGGGAACCTTATACCAATAAGCCGTCGTCACGTTAGGGACAATGCTATCAAGCAGCGGGAGCGGTGTAATCTTGAAATACAGGGCACCCCAATACTGCTGTATCATTCCAAGGTAGGATTCCAGGCAAAGCAACCCGTCGGTCATAGAAATAAGAGCCAGGATTGTCTGCTTGATTGTCGCCTTTACACCTGCAAGCAAGTCGCCCGCAAGACTTTCTGTCTGCGTGGCTAGAATGCCCATAGCGTCATAGAGTGCCCAATAGTTTGCTTCGCCCATATAGCGACGCAGGATAGGCGTGTCCTGGACGATTTCCCAGGCTTCCTTTGCGAAGTCCAGGGTAAACGTCCCCGTGAAATCGGCACCCAGGTCGTTAATCTTTCCAAGCAGTTCGGAATACATTTCTTCAATCTGCTTCAAGCGGTCAAGCCAATCGTTCAACCACTTGTCAATCTGCTTCAATGAAGACTTCTTACCCCTAATCATCGGAGCCATTAGCATATGAAGCGTGTCATACGCATTACGGGCACCCAGGACGACAGACGCAACATACGGGTTGTTGTCGTCAGCAGCAACCGCCACGTTGTCGTCCATAATGGAGTCGGAGGGTTTTTCCTTGAATAAGGAACCTATCTTGGAAAATAAGGACATAGACTATTTCTTTTTCGTTTCGGGAAGTGCAGGTGCGGTCATATTGACACGGTTCAAGACACCCTTTGCCATAAGATAGTTAATGTAGGCAAGCAGGTGCTTGCACGGGGCAGCAACCTGCTTCGGGTTGTTAATCTTCTTGTTCACGTGACCCGTTCCAGGATAGGTGGACCCGATTTTTGCGAGCGGGTCCTGCACGTAGTATTGGAATGCGGGGCAGGAACAGATAATGTAGGACACGGGGCTTTGGAAACTGACCTTGCCTGCTTCGTCCTTTTGCAGTTCCACTTCCATAGTGTATAAGCCGTTGGAACCCGTAGCGGTGCCTTTGAGCAGGACGTAATGTCCGTTGTGCTTTGCGGAACTATGGCGAACCTTTGGCGTGACCTTGGGGGAAAACACCTTGGAATAGTTGTCTGCTAGATTTTTGAGCGTAACCATTTTTCATACCTCGGTAGTTTAAGCGGACTGCACCCAACCGCTGTCCGTATAATAAAATCCGTTCTTTGACACGGTGTAGGGCAAAATAGTTGCAGCCTGGGATTGTGCCACGATAGGGGCATCCGTGGACGGCTTGCTGTAAAAGAAACTATCGGCTGCTACGTTCACCATACCGCCTTCGGGCATTGGGCTAGGCGACTTCACGGGGGTGTCTTCTTCAATTTCGTTCAAAAGCGAGGCTACGTTCTGTTTGAACGTTTCAAAGCCCGCTTCTGCACCTGGTCTATTGCACCACATAGCGGGACAAAGTTTGCCCGTTATTTGATTGTGCATAATGATATTCGTGACCTTGATACCAAATTCGTCGCAAAGCCACGCCACCAACTGCACCGCATTCATATAGGTTTCGTCGCTGAAATACCACCCGTCGTCCATAGGGTCGCACTTCTTACGTCCTGTCTTGCAGGAACAGATTTCCACGTTAATCGTGTTGGCGTGACCCGCCACACCTGCGTGGCTCATAGAGAGCGGACCCTTGTATGCAGCAGGTCCCCAACCTGGGACTTCGCAGGCGTTCTTCTTACCCACACGGGACCCACAACTATACGTGCAGAAATGGGTCTTGGGGTTTACCATTTCCCATATAGCGGACTTGCCTACAAGATAGTGGGCATTGGAGCCACGTTCGGCATACGATTTCCAAGCGGAAAGCATACCTGCGGTGCTGTCGCTATTTTGGGAAAATCCCGAAGTGAAGTGAATGACGATATAGGCGGGAGCATTCCTGCCCCACCTTGTAATGTTGGACCATAACTTGTGTATGGACGATATGGACGGTTTGCTTACAGCCATACCTTAAATATACATTATTTGTAGAAAACTAGGTGCTTTCAGTATCTTTCAAAAAGTCGTCAATCCAACCTTTTTGGGCATTTTCCCACAGGGTCATAGCGAATTGGGAAGCCAGGTCGTTATACAGGATGGATTTAACCATACAGGTCATAGCCCCTGGGGACATATTCCCGACGGCTCCCGCAGTAAGGGCACCCATCAGTTTATGGGCGACGTTTTCAGCCATAAAGTAGCCCACGATTACGGGAACCAGGTTCCCGTCTTCCCTGCGGGTTTCTACAAGTTCATTGAAGCAGTCGGACAAGTCGTGCGTCTTTTCTGCCAGGGACTTGATTACGGGGGTCAGCGTGAGTTCTTTCAAAGTCTTGTCATTAAGCAAGGATTCTTTGAGTTGGTCGTAGGCTGCTTTCCAATTTTCTTTAAGTTCTTCGTCAATCATATCGGGTTTACCTTTGGTTTATCCTGCCAAAATTTGTCAATAATGCCGTGCTGTGCATAACGCTTGATAGCCTGCTCCGCAGAAGTTATGGTGCTGTAATGCGTGGGAACGGCTAATAAAAGTTGTTGAAGCGTGTAGTCGGGGTGCTTCTGTGCTTCAAGTTTGAGAGCGTCAATAGTTCGGGAAAACGTCGTTGAACGCTTACCGATTTTGCTGCCCGCAGGTGCCTGGTTTTCCCCGATACGCTCAAAGCAATCTTTCCAATAGTCCAGGTCCGCAGGGAACAGGTAAATCCCGTCGTCGGAACCCCCGTAAAGGTCCTTGTCAAAAGGATTGTAGCACCTGCCAAATCGGGCACCGTCTTCGTCAACGACGATTAGACCCAAGCCCAATTCTTCCAGGATTACTTTCTTGGGGGAGTAATACCAATCTTTCAGTGCGTAGGTCGGGACGGCTACGAATGACGCTGTGGCGACATTACGCCAACGGCTTGCCTGGGCGAACACCTTGTAGTTCAATTCGGTTTTCGCTTCAATCGTGAATACCCGCTTGCCATTTTCATAGACCATATCGCAGGACACCCCCGAAATGCCCACTTCTTCGTGAAGCGTGTAGTTCGGGAACAGGTTTGCTATCTTAATCTTGTCGCAAAGTTCTACTTCGGTAAAATGGTGCAAAATGAACCTCTTGTCTATAACGTTAGGTTTATAACTATTGAATGCCTGCTTAAATTCGTCTATGGGCATCATCATTGACATTTTATGACCTTTGCCGTCTTGCCGTTCAACAACGCTTCAAAGACAGGGAACACATCGGCTGCACACAAGCCCCCGAAATGCTTCAAGTGGCTCTTGAGGCATCGGATAGCGGTAGCCTTGTCAATGTGTCGGATAAAGTAAACGTTCTTTGCGAAGTATTCCCCGTTCTTAACGTCCACTTCAACCAGGCGGGTGTTCATTCCCGTGCGTTCCAACAGGTCAACTACCTGCGGAAACGACAGACCAGGACAATACCCGCATTCGCCCATACATTTCAAAAATTCTTCAAAGTTCATACTTGTTCCATTCCTTTTCGCTATCTTCCACCCACTTGAAAAACTTGTAGTCCCATATCTGCTTCATTACCAAACGCCACGGGTGCGTAATAAGCGATAGGGTCCTCCAGGCGATATAACGCAGGCGTTCTTTCCAATAGGTCGGGTGCCAATCGGACATAGCGTAAACGTCCAGGTCCCAATCTGTCGGGTCGGACGTTCGGCAGTAAGGGCAATAGAATGGACCATCGTCGTCGCCCCACACGAACTGACTAGAACCCGTCCACAGGCACTTACGGCAGTGAACGGGGTAATGGGTGTCCCAGGTGTGCTTTTGAACTAATTTCATTTCTTGCCCTTGAATTTCTTTGCCTTGGATTCAGTCTTCGCTTCTGCGGAAGCCGACTGAAATTCCTTACGCATAAATTCGGTCACACGGCTGTAAGCCTTGTCGTTGGATTCCTGCGGGAACCCACGATAGTCCGTTCGGGCGGGGAATACTTCCGTGTTGCCGTCGTCGTCTTCGGAAAGAACGATAGCCCAACCGAACAGGTGCAGAAAAGAGTTCACGAAATGGAACAGACCCGTTTCACGAAATTCCGACCAACTTTTCTTGTCGTATGCCATTATTTACCTTCCTTTTCCTTAACATACTTTTTGAGTGCTTCCAGGGCTGCACCCTCCCCGTTGTCACGGTCGTAAAGACGGGGGTCAAACGATTCAGCGTCCTGGGGCAACTTCGTCTTGATTACACGACCCTTGACGTAATCGGCATAGTCATAGCCGTCCAGGTGTTCGTGTGCTTCCTCAATAGTAAGCGGACCAGGCGTGAAATGCAGGAACCCCATTCCAAGCGGGTGCGAGCAGTTGTAAAGGGCACACAGGACCTCGTAGCGGTCAAGCCCCATATCCTTAAAGTTAATAAGTCCCATAGCGGTTTCCTTGCGTTTTTGTTCTTGTTTCATACGAAATTCAAAGGGATAGATAACCTTGCAAATGATTTCGTTCTCAAAATGCGTCTGCCAATAGCGTTCCTTGAAGAACCATTTCTTGCGGACGGCACTTCGGGCAGAGGAACAATACAACGCTTCGTGGGATAGCCACAGGTTATCTTCCAGGCGGTCGTTGCACCACTTGACGAAATCCTTGTAGGTGACGTGAAGACCCGTCGGGTCGGTAAGAAGATATTTATACATTCTTGTCCTCCAGGGCGGGCGGTTCGTCGGCTGCGTCATTCATACGGCACTTTACGCCCAAGCCCTTCAATCGGAGTTCTGCGTAGGCGTTGACTTCTGCCTTGGACTTGACGACGACGTTAGCCATATCTTCCTTGAAACGCTCATAGGCATATTCAATGTCGCCCACGGTCCTGCTGCGGACAAACTGCATCGCTCGCAGCAATTCTTTCATTTGGGACTTGGACATAGGCTTGCCCGAATCCAGGGCTTCCTGGACGGTCTTTTCCAGGTCCTTGATACCGCCCTGGAAGTTGTCAAACTTTTCCTGGACGTGGACGTTGTATTCGGCAGCGATATTACGCATTTCCACGGGCGACGTTCTCTTGCCGTCAATGCGGGTAATCGTGCAGGGAACCCCGTCGTCAACGTGACCTGCCGTGAGAAATTCTGCCCACTGAATAGGGGTCATTTCAATTTCAATATAACTAGGGTGTTCCCCGCTTACACGGAAATTCGTGGGGGTGCTGTATTCGGATATGTAAGCCTTACAGATACGAATACATACGGGGGAGTCGGTCTTGATTTCGGAGCCGAACATCGGGATAGGGGCACCACATTCAACACGGTTCCAGGAAATCAAGCCCATATAATCTTTACGTTCGTGGTTATCCATAGGGTCCTCGGTTTAGCGTTCAAACATTTTGTTCCAGGCGGGGTGCATTTCATACTTCGCTGCGAACTGCTTTTTGGTAAGGTTCGGAATATCCCACCAATAGGTGCAGTTCCGTTCGTGCAAATACTTCGGAATGAAATCATATCCACCGCTAGGCGAAATGGTCTTCACGTCAAAGAACTTCGTCTTCTTGTGACGGACAGCGATAAAGGGTTCCCCCATATCGGTGAGAACCACAATTTCCTTATGGGCGGGAGCCGTTTCAATCGGCTCCCAAACTTTCTTACGTGATTTAGCCATTAGCCACCACCATTTGCTTATACAGGACAGCGTAAATCGTTCCTTGAACAGCAGTGTTTTCGCCCAAGATACGGGTAGCAACACACTTCTTACCCGACGTGGTTTCATAGACAGAAACGTAGTAGAGGCAAGTAACACCTGCTTTACCCTTTTTTGTCGTGAACGTTCTGCCATCAATCGTGAACTCAAAAATGCCGTTTTCATTGTCGCATTTCGTCATTACGATATTCTTGTAAAACCAATCGTTAAATTCGGCTCTATTCATTTTGCTATCCTCGGTTGAAGTGGTTGTCTTATCTTTACGCCTATAATATAACAAATTACCTACTGACTGTCAATAGGTAATTTGAAAAATTTTTAATTTTTATTTGCGGAGTGCTGCGTATTCGTCGGGGTAGGCTTTCTTGATTGCTTCTTCGGTAATCGTGTAGGTCTTAATCCCGTCGGCAGCATACACTTCATTGAGTCGGGTTGCTGCGTCGGGATAAAGTTTCATAAGCACGTCTAGTCCCGTGTCGGGGTCTTCGCCATAAAGGGTAGCCAACCGCATAACCCCGCACTTCATTTGCAGGTCGTAAAGTTCCGCACGGGAAAGTTTCTTCGGCTTCGGGGCTTCAACGACCATAGTCACGTCATTCTTCCCGTCCGCAGCAGCGTCAAGGTGGACGGCAGGTTTCTGTTCCGCAGTGATTACGGGGGTGCCCGTTTCTTCGGCAACCTGCTTCGCTTCTTCCAGGTTTTCCACCACGGTATCTTCCTGGACGTGCTGTTCCTTCAACTTGTTCACGTCAATATGCACGTCCACGCTATCCACGGGGTTGTTGGCTACCGCCTTCACGTCAACGGTAAGCGTCCCGTCTTCGGACAGGTCCTTGATTTCCTTGCTGACAACCTGCATTTCGGGGTGAACCAGGGTGGTTACGGTTTCTGCCACTCCCAGGACACTTTCCTTAACTTCTTCGGGAATGTCTGCGACGCTTGCAGATTCCTTTGGCGGGTTTTCAGCAGCCTGTGGTTTGTCCACCAACTTGACATTCTTAAAGAAGTTCAAGGCATCCCCGACCACGCCACGATGCGACATTGGACCAAACAGGTGTTCGGGTTCTTCCTGCGGTTTGGCTATCGGCTGCACAATCGGGGGACCTGGCGGTAAGGGTTCCTGGGTGCAGTC